GCGATCTGCCGATCAAGCTGATGGCCTACAAGGCACAGCACCCGCAGATCAAGATTCCGCTGGCACTCTTGCTGGTTGGTTCGCAGGGTAGCGGAAAAACGCTCTGGGCCGACTGCATCGGCGCAGCCTTTTGCCCCTACGGACATGGCGTTCCGCTTGCCGATCTTGGTGCACGGTTCCAGGATTGGCCGGAGACTTCGCTGATAGTGACCGTCGATGACGCGACAGGTCGCGGTCTGAAAAAAGTGGTAGATCCCATCCGGGCGCTGATCGGAAACCAGGCCTATGCATTGCATAAGAAACACATGCCGCCACGAGAGGTGAACCCACTCGGGCAGTTGATCCTAACGTCCAACGACGACGAAGCCGCAGCGGTCGGCGCCGAGAATTTCCCGACCCTTGTCGTGCACACTCCAGCCAAGCGCGAACCGGCGTTCTACGCCCCTATCGTCAAATGGCGTGAGGGCAACGGCCCCAAGCACCTCATGCACTACCTGCTCCACATGGACTTGTGGGGGGCGATTCCCTCCAACGCGGCGATAACATCAGAACCGGGGAATTGAGACATGCTTGAGAACTGGAAGGCCGGAGCACCGCTCCCGGCGAGTGTGGGTCTGATGGCCGATGAGTACCACGACGTGCGCGCGCTGCGCCTCTTGATGGAGAAGGAAGTCGAGGGGGTCAAGGCTCGGGAGACCGAGTTGAAAGAGGCCATGCTCGATACCCTCTCCGCGTCCGATGACACCGGGGCAAGCGGCGTTCACTACCGGGCACAGGTGGTCAAGAAGCGCAAGGCACAGGTGGCCGACTGGGGCGCATTGACTGCCTGGATCAGGAAGAATGACCGCTTCGACATGCTCCAGCGGCGGCTGTCTGACAAGGCCGCGCTCGACTTCGAGGAAGTGGAAGGCCGCGCCGTCCCAGGCGTGGAGATGCTCTACGTCAAAGACCTATCCATCACCAAGATTTAGGAGGCCAAAATGGCAAATGAACTGATCGACTACGAGACCAAGTGGGGTGCAGCTGCGGAAGCGGCTGCAGCCGAGGAACCGGCGCGCATGAGCGGCGTGACGATTTCGACCAAGGGCGGCGTCCTGAGCGTGGACGGCGTGGCAATGCCGGGCAACCAGATGGCCGCGCTCGTCATCGACGCGACGAATGAAAACCTCTACTTCGCCGAGAAGTGGGTGGAGGGGGTGACACAGGCCCCCAAGTGCTACGCCTTCGGGCGTGGCAAGGAGGAGATGGCACCCCACCCCAGCATGGCTGCATACCCCGACACGTTCGAGTCCCAGCACGACACCTGCACGGGCTGCCCAATGGGGGAGTTTGGGTCGTCCGAGACCGGCAAAGGACGTGCCTGCAAGCAGACACGCAAGCTGATCCTGCTGCTTGCCGGGGTCTACTCACCGCGCCCGCGCAGCCGCGACTTTGACCTTGACCTGTTCATGGAGGAACAACACTTCGCCGAGGCCGATCCTGCGTTCCTGCGCTTGCCTGTCACCAGCGTGAATAACTGGGTTAACTACGTCAACCAGTTGACGAAGAACGTGCATCGCCCCCCCTACGGCGTGTTCACGCGGGTCTATGTCGAGCCGCACCCCAAGAACCAGTACGAGGTGAAGTTCGAACTGATCCAGCCTGCGCCGGAGGAGTTCTACAACGTGCTCAGCACGCGGCATGAGGATTTCGTAAACATGCCGTTCCAAGGCTACCAGCCGCCACAGCAACCCGAGGCGGCACAGGCTGCGGGCAAGTTCCGCCGTCCGGGGGCATGACACCATGCGCGATGTCATGGTCTACGAATTGACTGAAACTGACGCGGGCGAGGAGATTGAAGTAGTCGCCCAAGCGTCGCTCGGCGCCGCCCCAGTTATCGACCGGCGCAACCCCGAGTTCGCTGAGCCGGGCGAGGGGGCGCAGGTCCACAAGCTGACGTTTTACAACGCGGCTGGGATCGAGGTCATGCTTCCCGACGAAGAGGTAGCGCGGATAAAGGGGTGGGTAGAGGACCGATTGAATGCGTGACGTGGTGGCTATCGACTTCGAGACCTACCCTATCGCGCAGCGGCCAGCATATCCGCCGCGTCCCGTGGGCGCCTCGATCAAGCTTCCTGGGGAGGCGTCCCGCTACATGGCCTGGGGCCACGTAAGCGGCGGCAACACCTGCACCGAGGCCGACGCCGCCGAGGTGCTTCACAAGGTCTGGGACAGCGGCGCACCGCTGCTGTTCCACAACGCCAAGTTCGACCTGGAGGTGGCACAGGTGGCCTTTGGGCTGCCAATCCTGACGTGGCAGCGCATCCACGACACCATGTTCCTCGCGTTCCTCGCCGACCCCCATGCCCATAGCCTTGCTCTGAAGCCATTGGCCGAGAAGCTGTTGGGCTGGGCCCCGGAGGAGCGTGACGACGTGGCTGCATGGGTTTGGGGCCATCGCGCGGCCCTGATAGCCGAGCATGGCGGCACCGTCTCGCGGGCCAAGGCGGGCGCATGGATTTGGGCAGTTCCGGGTACCGAGGTTGCGCCCTATGCTGAGGGAGACACGGAGCGAACCTTCGCACTTTACCAGCATCTGCTGCCCCAGATCGAACGCGCCGGGATGGCCGAGGCATACGCCCGTGAACGCCAGCTTCTTCCCATGCTGCTTGCCAACGAGCAGGAGGGGATGCGCGTCGATCTGGAGCGTCTGGAGGCTGACATCTACGCCTTTTCCAGCGCCTTTGATGGGGCTGAGGACTGGCTGCGCGGGGAACTGCGGGCCGGGGGGCTTAACTTCGACGCGGATCAGGATGTAGCGTCCGTGCTGGTGGAGCGCGGCATTGTGATGGAGGGGGATTTCCCCCGCACCGCACCGTCCAAGGCGCACCCCGCTGGACAACTGAGCATGTCCAAAGAAAACTTGAGACCTGAATCTTTCACAGGAAATAACGGGGCTCAGATCGCTTCGGTTCTGGGCTACCGAAACCGGCTGGCGACCTGTCTCAAGACGTTCATGACCCCGTGGCGGGATCAGGCCCGGATCAATGGCGGCCGCATCACGACCAATTGGAACCAGACACGCGGTGGCGAAGGCGGGACGCGGACAGGTAGGCCGTCCACGAACAAGCACAACTTCCTGAATATCAGCAAGTCTTTCGATGGCCGAGATGATGGCTACGTGCACCCCGAGGGGATGCCACCGCTGCCACTCTGCCGTTCTTACATTATGCCGGATGAAGGACACATCTTCCTGCACCGAGACTTCTCGGGTCAGGAGCTTCGAGTGTTTGCCCACTTCGAGCAGGGCGCGCTTTGGCAAGCATACCAAGACGACCCAAAGACCGACCCTCACGCGTTCATCGGGGCCGAGCTTTCCGCAGTTACCGGGCGTGAGCTGGGTCGCGGTGTGGTCAAGACGCTGAACTTTCAAGGCATCTACGGGGGAGGCCTTCCATTGTTGCAGCGCAAGCTGCGTGTTACCCATGCCGAGGCGGCGGAACTCAAGGCGTTCCACAACCGCGCGCTGCCCGGTCGGCTGATCTTGAACGATGAAATCACGCGGCTTGTCCGGCGCGGTGAGCCGATCAGGACGTGGGGCGGCAGGCTCTACTACCCCGAGCCGAACGGCCCGGACGGGCGTGACAAGATTTACAAGCTGATAAATTACCTTGTGCAGGGGTCAGCGGCTGACTTGACCAAGCAGGTCATGATCGACTGGCACGATCACCCGGACCGCACGGCCCGCTTCATGGTCGCGGTCTATGACGAAATAGATGCAAGTGCGCCGACACCGGAAGCCGAGGCACAGATGGCGCTCTTGCGCGAGGTCATGGAGGCTACGCGCCTGTCTGTGCCGATGCGGAGTGATGGGAAATGGGGGTTGTCATGGGGAAGTCTGACGAAGTGCAACTGAGTGCTGCCCACAAGGCCGCGAGGCTGCGATTGCTTCGGAAACGGATGGAAGAAACCTATGGGGCTTTGATGGCAAGGCAGGCTGAGAAGGACATGCAGAGATGGAAAACACACAACAAGGGATTGCGGACATGGCCGAAGAAATGAAGCAGGATTTCGAGGATGGGATGCTGTCTCGACTTGAGCCTGCGCCGCCTGTGTGGCTTGGATGGGCGCTGATCGCTACCGGCCTCATGATCGTCGCGGCTATGGCCGCCTTGGTCTACTGGTGGCCGCTGTGACCGCGATCCCGCAAAGCTGGTCCTACAGCCGCTTCGACGCATGGCGAACCTGCCCGGCCAAGTATCGCTACAAGTTTGTGGACAAGCTGCCCGAGCCCCAAAGCCCCGCCATGGCGCGCGGGTCTCGTGTCCACTCCCAACTTGAGGCTTACCTGGGAGGCAAGGGAGACCTGCCCGCTGAGGTCAAGGGAGGCTATCACGCGGTGGTCTACGCCATTATCCGCGCCCACGAGGACAAGGTGGTCGAGGACAAGTGGGGGTTTACCTCTGCGTGGGCCAAGACCGGGTGGATGGCTGGCGATGTGTGGCTGCGGTCCATCGTGGACGTGGCGATGCGTCATGCCGACGGATCTATCACGGTCGTGGACCACAAGACCGGGCGGCGCTACGCCAGCAACGATGACCAGATGGAGGTGTTTGCCACGGCGACCCTGAGCCGCTTCCCGGATGCCCCGCAGGTCGAGACTCGGCTGATATACCTGGAGCAGGACAAGATCGAGCAGATCGCCCTGTTCAAGCGGGATGACACGGACAAGCTGCGGGACAAGTGGGCGCGGGCCGTGCAGCCCATGCTCGGCGACCGGGACTTCCCGGCAAGGCCGAACGACAAATGCCTCTGGTGCTCGTTTTCCCGCAATGCTGGTGGACCCTGCAAGGTGGCATGACATGAAGCATACCAAACTGGACGAACCGGAGGGCGGCGAGATGGAGTGGTGGCAGGTCGTTTTGCTCTACGCGGTGGCAGCGGTCTACGCGCTTGGCGCGGCTTGGGCTCTGGGGGTTCACCTCTGATGTTCGTCAAATGCCCGAAGTGCCTCAAGTGGTTTCTGATGCTGATCGAGGGCGAGCCCTGCGAGTATTGCGGGTGGAGGGAAGAATGACCCCCGAGGGCCTGATCCAGTCCAAGGTGCTGGCGTTCGCGCGCCGTCACGGGGTCGAGACACTTCGGCTGGCCCTGATGCCCGGTGTCGCAGCGGGCTGGCCTGACATCCTCCTGCTGTTCCCCGGTGGGCGCGCGGCGTTCTACGAGTTCAAGCGGCCCGGTGGCCGGTTGAGCGATTTGCAGAAGGTGCGGCTGGAGCGGCTGCGCGGCTTGGGGTTTACGGCGGAGGTCTTCGATAATGCGGATGCAGCGTGTAGCGCCGTCGTGGCGTGTCTGGGAACCCCTCCCCTACATGGAGCGGGCAGTTGATTTCCTCGCCACGCACCCCGTAGCGGGCCTGCCGCTGCAACCCGGTGGGCGCAAGACGAGCATCACGCTTGCCGCGTTCCGTCGCCTTCTGGACGCTGGGAAAGCCCGCTCCATGCTGGTGATTGCGCCGCTGCGTGTCGCCCGTCAGACATGGCCCGCCGAGATCGCCAAGTGGGATCAGTTCCGCGACATGCGCGTGGAAGTGCTGCATGGCCCCGACAAGGACGCCGCGCTGAAGCGGGAGGCCGAGGTTTACCTGATGAACCCCGAGGGGGTGCCGTGGCTGAGCAAGCAGTTTTTCGGCCGCCAGCTTCCCTTCGATGTGCTGTGCATCGACGAGTTGACGCGGTTCAAGAACAGCCAGAGCCTGCGAAGCAAGCTGCTGCGCCCTCACACCCAGCGGACACCCTACAAGTGGGGCCTGACCGGCTCGCTGCGCCCCAATACGCACATGGACCTGTTCGGGCAACAGTTGATGCTCGACCACGGCGCGGCGCTGGGCCGCTTCATTACTCACTACCGTGAGAAGTATTTCGTGGCGGAGTTTAACGGGTTCAGCTACGCCCTGCGGCAGGGGGCAGAGGCCGAGATCGCCGAGCGGCTGGCCGGGACGTGGTTCTACATGGACCCCAAGGACTACAGCCAATTGCCGCCGCTGGTGGAGGACATTCGCCGTATCACGCTCAGCCCCGAGGCGCGCAAGGTCTACGACCGGATGCAGTCGGCGCTGGTGGCCGATCTGTCCGGGCAACAGGTTACGGCGGCGAACGCCGGGGCGCTCTACTCCAAGTTGGCGCAGATGGCCAACGGCGCGGTTTACTCCGAGGGCAAGGCGTCCGTGATCCACCTGCACGATGACAAGCTGGACGTGCTGGACGAGTTGCTGGAGGAACTTGACGGCGCGCCGCTGCTGGTGGCCTATGAGTTTAATCACGACCTTGCCCGCATCCAGGAGAGGTTTGGCAAGCGGATGCCGGGGGGCGTGGTGCCGTGGCTTGGCAAGGGAACTAGCAAGGCACAGGAAACCGAGTGGATCGGGGCGTGGAACCGCAACGAGTTGCCGCTGCTGTGCGCTCATCCCGCCTCGGCCGGCCATGGCTTGAACCTCCAGGAGGGTAATGCCCAGCACGTCTGCTATTTCAGCGTGACGTGGGACTGGGAGCTTTACGACCAGTTCCTGCGTCGTGTGCGCCGCTCGGGCAACGACGCCCAGCAAATCTGGAACTACATCCTGTTGGTGGAGGGGACCATCGACGAGGACAAGCTGGAAGCCCAGCGCGAGAAGGACGCCGGTCAGGCCCGGCTTCTGCAAACCCTCAACAAGCTGATCCTGCGCGACTTCGCGCCAAACATGGAGACGACGATGCCGAACGACAAACTACCGACTGCCGGGACGTGGGGCGCGAAGCCGAAGGGCTGGGGTGCTGTGGCCCCTGTGGAGGCTGAGGAGGCCGCACCTGTGACCGCCAAGGCCAAGCCGAAGGGCTGGGGCGCTGTGGCCCCTGTGGAGGCTGAGGAAGCCGTGCCCGTGGCCGACAAGGTCAAGCCGAAGGGCTGGGGCGCTGTGGCCCCTGCCGCGCCGGATACGACTGCCCAGCGTGAGAAGATCGCCGAGCGGATCAGCGCGCCGGTGGAGGATGCGGAAGTGGTGGAGGAGACGTCCCCGCTGCCCGACGAGGTCAAGAACCGCTTTGCCGCGCTCGCCAACCAGATCAAGGCCGCGTCCAGCAACCCGACCGGGATCGAGGAGCCTGCCGAGCCGGTGAAGGCCACACCGACGCGGGGTCGCCCGCGCAAGGCTGCCGAGCCTGTCGCGGAGGCCCCCAAGATCGCGGAGGTTGCAGAGGCTGCCGAGGTTTACACTGAACCTGCGGAGGTCGCCCGCGCCTACAAAGCCATCGCAGCCTCGGCGTTAAGCCGCATCGACGCGATGCACATGGCGCTTAACGCGGTCGAGGATGGCAAGGTATCGGTGGCCGAGGTGATCAAGCTGGCGCGGGAAATCCACGCCTTCGTGTCGGAGGAGTGAGCATGAGAGACCTGCCAGAAATCAGCAAGACCATCTGGGACATGAAATATCGCTTCACGCCCGAAGATGGCGCGGGCGACCTGACGATGCAGGACACTTGGCACCGTGTCGCCAAGGCGCTGGCACGGGGCAACCCGAACCGGCAATCCGCGTTCTTTGAGGAAATGAACTCCGGACGCTTCCTGCCCGCAGGTCGGATCATCAGCGGGGCCGGGACCGGGCGGCGGGTGACGCTGGTCAACTGCTTCGTCTCGGGCACCATTCCCGACGACATGGGCGGCATCTTCGACAGGCTCAAGGAGGCTGCGCTGACCATGCAGCAGGGCGGCGGTATCGGGATGGACTTCTCCACCCTGCGCCCCAAGGGGGCCAAGGTCAAAGGGGTTGGTGCGCAGGCCAGCGGACCTTTGCCGTTCATGGACACTTGGGACGCCATGTGCCGCACGATCATGTCGGCGGGGGCGCGGCGTGGGGCCATGATGGGTGTTCTGCGCTGTGACCACCCGGACATCGAGGCCTTCATCGACGCCAAGCGTGACCGGACACGGCTGCGCATGTTCAACGTCTCCGTAGCCGTGACAGATGCTTTCATGGACGCCGTGGCGGGGGACTTCGAGTGGCCCCTGGTGTTCAATGGCGAGGTCTACAAGACGGTGCAGGCCAAGGCGCTGTGGGACCGCATCATGCGAGCGGCCTATGACTGCGCGGAGCCAGGGGTGCTGTTCATCGACCGGATCAACGAGGGCAACAACCTGCGCGGGATCGAGGAGATCGCGGCCACGAATCCGTGCGGGGAACAGCCCCTCGGACCCTACGGGGCTTGTGTCCTCGGCTCGCTGAACCTTGCGCAGTTCATTGAGCACCCGTTCACGGGAAATAAGCTCATTAGCGCCAGCCAGGTTCGGAGCAGTACCCGGCTTGCAGTGCAGATGCTGGACGCGGTGAACGACGTGTCCGGGTTTCCGCTGTTGAAGCAGGCTGAGGCGGCTCAGGCTAACCGACGGATCGGGCTAGGCGTCACCGGAGTTGCCGACGCTCTTGCCATGTACGGGCTCACCTATGGGTCCGAGGAAGCGCAGAGTTGGCTATCAGAGATCATGGCCGCAATTTCGGAAGAAGCCTACTCCGAGTCGGAGTGCATGGCCGCGGAGTATGGTCCTTTCCCGAACTTCTACCCCAGCGTAGCCGCCGACCTGTCCAAGACCTACGCGGGCAAGCGCTCCGCGCCCCGGCGCAACTCGCATCTCCTGTCCATCGCGCCCACGGGGACGATCAGCCTGCTTGCGGGCAACGTGTCCAGCGGGATCGAACCCATCTTTGCCTTGGACTATGAGCGCAAGGTGACACAGGCGGACGGGTCCAAGGTGACCGAGTTGGTAGAGGATTACGCGGTCAGGCTCTATCGGCAGATGTTCCCCGGCAAGCCGCTGCCCGATTACTTCGTGACCGCGCAAGACCTGGAGCCCGGGGCACATCTGGTGATGCAAGCGGCTGCGCAGCGGCATGTGGACAGCGCGGTAAGCAAGACGATCAACCTGCCTGCGTCGATCAGCTTCGAGGACTTCGCTCGTGTCTACACGAGAGCATGGCGGCTGGGGTGCAAGGGCTGCACGGCCTACCGTCCCAACGACGTGACAGGCTCGGTCCTGAGCGTCACGGAGACGGCCAAGGAGGGCGCTCCTGCTGTAGGGGCTACCGATGCAGCCGCCGAGGGAGATATGCCTCCCAGCGGCCCGCTGAGTGAGCGACCGAGGGTGCTGAGTGGCAAGACCTACAAGCTGCGGTTCGGCGCGGCGCCCCATGCCTCCTACATCACCGTAACAGACATGGAGAAAGACGGACAGCACCGCCCCTACGAGGTGTTCCTCTCCAGCAAGGGCGTGGAGCATCAGGCGTGGACGATGGCGCTGACCCGCATGATCTCGGCGGTGTTCCGGCGCGGCGGCGACGTGTCCTTCGTGGCCGAGGAGCTTGCCCAGATCGCGGACCCGATGGGCGGCGCGTGGATGGATGGGGCGTATGTGCCATCCGAGGTGGCCGCGATTGGCCGTATCCTCAAGGAGCACATGGGCCTTGCGGAGCCAATGCCCGCGCCGCTGCCCGAGGCTCCATCCGAGCGACCCGGACCGGGCTGCCCAGCCTGTGGAGGGCACAACATGCGCAACGAGAGCGGGTGCCTGACCTGCCCGGATTGCGGCTACAGCAAGTGTGGCTGAGGGCTATGGCGCTGCGGGCTGATCGGCTTGCAGCGCCGCATAGGCTGCCGGGAACTGCGCGGCGTAGGCGGACCACATCGACGCCGCGTCCGGGAAGCTCTGCATGGGGGTGGAGTCTTCAAACGTCGTGGTCTGGCCCAAGCTGGTGATAACCGGTTGATCCCCGATGATGTAGAACCCTGCGGGTTTTTGTACGAGCGTCATGCCGGGCCTCCATCCGTGATCACCCACGACCGCGCGGAAATCAGATTGGCCCGCGCCGCCGCCGAGGCCGTGCTGTACTTGGCAAGCCCGAAGTTCGGAGACAGTCCAGCAAAGGGAGTCTGGGCGTTCCAGTTGATCAGGGTCGCGTCATACTGCGCCGTGGTCATCTTCGAGCCGGTCGCGAAATTGGTCAGCGCGGTCGAGACGTTCAGGTGCGAGAGGTTGAACGACGAGACGTTCAGATTTGCCAAGGCAAAACAGTTGTTGAACATGTTCTGCATCGTGGTCACGGCGGCGGTGTTGAACGACGAGACGTTCAAGCTGGTCAGGGCAGAGCAGCTTCCAAACATATACGCCATCGTGGTCACGGCTGAGGTGTTGAGCGACGAGACGTTCAGGCTGGTCAGGGCAGAGCAGCCGCTGAACATATACGCCATCGTGGTAACGGCAGCGGTATTGAACGACGAGACGTCCAAGCTGGTCAGGGCAATGCAGTTGCTGAACATGACGTACGTCGAGGTCACGGCGGAGGTGTTGAACGACGAGACGTTCAGGCTGGTCAGGGCGGAGCAGCCGCTGAGCATAGACGCCATCGTGGTCACGGCGGCGGTGTTCGTCGCCCCGGATACAAACGAGGTCATGTTCGAGCAGCCATAAAAGGCGCTGTTAAGGCGTGTCCACCCGACAATGCCAAGCTGGGTAACACTGGTAACCTTGAGCTTGTCGCCCACGTTGTTGAAGTAGATGTTGGGGAAAGTCCCACGAACCTTGATCGTGTATGATCCCGCAGCCGCGTAGGTATGGGCCAGATTGGCGCTGTTGTAGGTGGTTACGGTAGATTTGGCGCTACCGTCGCCCCAGTCGATCTGCGCGTTGAACACCCCGACGTTCTGGCATGGGATCGTGAAGGACAGGCTTCCGGCGGTTACGGCGACAGTGAACACGAACGGGAATGGGCTGGACGAAGTGCTTTTCTTCTTTCCCCTGAGGCGAGTACTAAACTGCCTGTTCTTGGTTTTCGCCGTGATGCTCATCAGATTGCGAAGTACCTGAGTTCGACGGGGTAGATGCTGGTGTTCTTGTAGTACACCGTCAGGCCTGCGGAGATGATGACCTTCTCGTTGTTGGAGAAGGGTATGAAGGCCGTGTTGTCCGTGCTGAGATAGACAACCCCGGAAGCCGGGAAGAACAAACTGTCGGAAGCAAGGACTCCGGTGTTGCCGGAAGCGCCTGCGCTAAGGGATACGTTCGGCATAGCTGCCTCCTGATAAGTTGCAAAACCCTACTACGGGGCTCGGATCACGTCAATCAGCGCCGAGGCGCGGCTGGCCTCACACTGCCGCCCCCGCTTTTCCGCCAGGAGGGCCGAAGCAAGCTGCGCCTCCGTGGTGGGGGTAGGCCCGCCCCAGCCCGCGCAGCCGCGCAGCAGGGCCGGGGGCACGTCAGGGTGCAGGAACACCTGCGCCGTGGGCTGGGAACACGAGGCGAGCAGCATGAGACAGGTAAGGGCTGAGAGGGGCATTACCCCCCTGTTGGGCGTCGATCTGGGCTTGCAGGGCAGCGGTCGCCGCATCGGCTTGGTCCTTCTGTGCAAGATAGGCGCTTTCGGCCCGGTCAGCGGCTACGCGCCATTGTGCCACGGCGGCTGCGGTGCGCGCGTTCGCAGCGGCCAGAGCCGCCGCCGTTGCCTGAGCGTCGAAGCGGGCGCGGTAAAGCCAGCCCCCGGCGAAGGATGTGGCCCCGATCAGCGCGCAGGCCGCGACGGTTCGCAGAAGCCCGCTGACCCCGAGGACGCCCAGCACCGGAGTCAGCCCGCGAAAGGGGTAGTGGGCTCTGCCAGCGGGGCCGTGGTCTGGAACGCACGGAAGGTCGGCGGAGCCGAAGCGGCGGCGATCATGCGCTCGGGGGCCTCAAGGGATTTGACACGCTCGACAATGGCACGCATGTGCTCCTGGGTGAGCGTAACGCCGGTGTCGATCACGGCATCGAAGTAGGTGGAAAGGTATGTGCTGGCGAGCATCATTGTACCTCCTTGAGGGATTGCAGACAAAGCTGGCGCTCCGAGGCGCGGCGGATGGCAAGCCCGCGCAGCAGGATACCGCGCGCATAGGCCCACCGGGGAAACTGGTCGCAGGCCTCGGCGGTGCGGCCTTCGTTGATCAGGCGAACGAGTGTGGAGGAGCAAGCCGCGCCGGGACCGACGTTGAACGTGAAGTCGCGCAGGGCCACAACGAGCGACGGCCCGAGGGGCTTGGGCGGCTTGACACACGCGGACAGCGGCACGTCCACCTTGTCGTGCAGATCGGCGGCGAACACCGCGTCACACTGCGCTTTCGTCCAGGTCATGCCCATCTGCACGTCGGGGCCGGTGTGGCCGACACAGATCGTGGGCACCCCGGTCGAGTCGTGATAGGCGGCCAGGCGCAGCCCCTCGTTTGCCCCGGTGTAGCCGGTCTGCCAGACGACAAGAGCCGCGACGGCTACGCCCCCGATGACGGAGCCTGCCGCCTGCTTTTTGGTTACAGCCATGCTGGCACCTTTCCCCCGATGGCAGCGCGGAACGCCACGATTTCGATCCCTGTCAGCAGCACGTCGAAGGGTGAGCTGCCAAACCAGCCTGCCAGCAGCGTGGATGCAGCGTCGAGCGGCGGCAGGAGTGCTGACCCCATCATCACCAGCCCCGCCACGATCTTGAGTGCCCCGACGCCAAAGGCCAGTGAGCGCGGCTTGATGTAGTAGCGGGCTTGGGCGCGCATCGTCACCTATTCACCCACCCGGATATGATCGCGGCGGCGGCGACGCTCGACACGATGGCGAGCCCGGCGATAAGGACGCGGTTCCACCAATAGACAACAAGCTGGCTTGACACCTCGCTGCGCTCAAGGCTGTTCACGCGGGCCTCCAAGGCCCCCATGCGGGCACCTGCACCGTCCGCGAGGTTCCTCAGTTCTTCCATCCGCTCGGAGGCCGCGATGGACCGGGATTCCAGCCGCGCCATAGCGACGAGGATTTCCCCGATCTTGTCCACTTTTTCCTCGATGCGCCCTAGCCTCTGCTCGTCTGCCATGCTCAACTTCATGCTATGGTTGTGCCCCGGCATATCCATTTGGACAGGTTTTGTGGGGGTGTCAACGGCTACCGGGCGGATCATTGCGGAGCTCCTCCGAGTTGGGGTGTGCCAAGTTGTCCACCATATTGACCGCTCAGGCTGGCCTGCACCCCACGCAGCAACCCTGCCCGTGCCTCTGCGGTCAGGTTGGAGCGATTGATCGCTTCGGTCACGGCGTTGACTACTTGTGGGCTGCCAGAGGTAAGCATCTTGACCAGCGCCGCCGAGGACTCCGGGGTCAGCCCATTGGCGTTTAAATGGCCTTGAAGCGCGCGGATCGTGTGGCTGACGACGAGGCGGTACATACCAGTTGCAGCGTCAGCGGCGGCGCTGATGATCTGTCCTTTGGAGACCTGATCCGTCGTTTTCGCGCTGACCGGGGGCACGAGACTGCCGAGGGCTTGAGCCTCTCCTACCCGTGCCCCGATCTGGTTCGTGACCTGCGCGGCCTGCTGGGGCCCAACAGCCATGTTCAGCAAACGCTGGGGCTGGCCGCTCTGCGTCAGGTCATTGGCGACGCCCATCGCCGCCTGCGGGTTCTGTGCGGCTTGTTGGGCCAGTCCCGAGACCACGCCGGACTGGAACCCCGCTTGCCCCTCGGGCTTGAGGTTGGCAAAGCCTACGGGGTTTCCTGCAATGCCTTGCTCCACGCCGTCGGCGTAGGTCTTGGCGACGGCAATAGCTTGCAGCCCCGCTGCATAGCTAGGGGAAGCGGCTGTGGCAAGCTGGGCGGTCATGTCGCGCACGGCGGCTGTGTCCACGGGGCTACTGACCCCCTTGGTTTCCAGCGTGAACGCCCGGTCGGAGAGGACACGGCGCAGGGCGTCCATGTCATGCACAGTCAAGGCATTGGAGGGCTGCCCGGCTGCCAGGTCTTGCGCAGCCCCCGCCGCGCGCGAGGCCAGGGAGTCCATGCCACTTGTTGCGGATTCGGCAGTCACCTTCCGAATGGCTTGCTGCATCACAGGGCTTTGCAGATAGTCCAGGTTGTCCGGGGTCAGGGTGACAGGCGTTTTTTTCCAGTCAGCCCCGGCATTGGCCGCAGCTTCGCGGGCAGCGGTCATGTTCGCGCTGGCAGCCTTGTTGACTGCTTCCGGGTTCTGGATCGCAGGCATCCCCGGCACCACGTCGCCCGGAGTGTTGGCAACCGGGGTCAGCGGGGTCACGGGGCGCGCAGCGCTGATCGTCCCGGCCACATCGTTTGGCAGAGCCTGCACGTTCTGTTGCGCCGCCTGACCAAGCTGCGCTGTCAGCTCCGGGCTGGGCTTCACCACGTTTGCCATGATGTTCGCGCGGGACTGCGCGTCCAGCACCTGTGCCAGTGTGGGCGACGCGCCAGACTGAGCGTGGAGCATGGCAGCCTGAGCGGCCAAGTCCTCGGGGGTCATGCCGATGTGTGGGAGCAGCGCGCCAATGGCCTTCACGCTCGCTGGGTCTTGCAGCAACTCGCTGACCGGCTTCTGGGCAGCCGGGCTGTTCATCAGCTTGTCCATGATATAGCTCGCGCCGGGCAGGTGCGCTGCGGCGGCCATCGCGACCGGAGCCGCCACGCCACCAAGCCCCGCGCCCAGCGCCGCCGAGGTAACGGTGTTTCCGGTCACGCCGAGGCCGTTGTTGTATTGGTCCGCGATCACACCAGCCGTGCCGCCGCTAAGAGCGCCGCGCCCCACCGTGCCCAACATGGTTTCTGCGCCGGGGCCGGTGCCGAACAGGTAGTTGGCCGCCTGAGCGGCCTTGCCAGCCACGGGAACTCCTTCCAGCGCCGCAGCCCCTTCCCCAATGCCCCGCGCCAGCCCAGCACCACCACTGACCATCCCGGCGCCCCCCGCGAGGGCGGAGGTGATCGGGTTGGCTTGGACAAAAGCGGCGTGGTTCGCCTCGCTCTGCGCCATCGCGTCCTTGGCCTGCTGCCAGGTCTGCTGCGGGATACCGGGGATCAGCTTTCCAGCGGCATAGCGCACGGCGGGGCCGACGTCCGCGCCGAAGCCCAAGGTGGCGCTGTTGGCGTAGCTCCCCAGCGCCGCTGCAAGCTGGCCCCCGAAGCTGTTCGGATCGACGTGGACAAGGTAGCCGTCACCCTGTGGCGCTGGGGCAGCCGCTGGAGCCGCTTGGGGCTGCGCTGGGGCTTGGGGTGCACCAAGATCAGGGATACCCTGTGCGACGTAATTCTGGGGCTGCTGCGCGGGGGCTGGGGGCGACGACAGTAGGGCAGCCAGCGCGCTTTGCGGTGCAGGCTGTGCGGAGGCCTGTCCGGTGGGGGATGCGAGGAGGGCTTCGAGCGCGCTTGCCATGTCAGAACCCGTAGAGGGACGGGTTTTGCCCGTCTGCTTTCAGTGCAGCCGCGATTGCAGCGGGGTCTCGCCCTTGGGATTTCGCCTGCGCCACCATCTGGGCAACCGCCGGATCAGGGGCTGCGGCCTGCTGGCCTTGAGGGGCCATGGCCTGCTGGTCTTGAGGGGCCATGGCCTGCTGGTCTTGAGGGGCCATGGCCTGCGGGGGTGCTTGCCCAAACCCAGCTTGCTGCTCTACGCCGAGGTAGTCTCTGTAGTGCCCAAGAACCGTGGAAATGTAGTTCGGAATGGTTGAGTGATGGTCCGTGATGCCTCTCCGGGCTTTATCCGCCCAGTCTGTCCCTGCAAACCATTCCCCGGCTGCGCCCTGTAGCCCGACTTTCGGAACCCTGTCGGACAAGAACCCCTGTAGCACGGTGTCCTGTGCCCTCGGGTTCGCAATGAACTGCTCAGGGGTGAGCGTTTGTCCGTAGTATTGCTTCGTCCACGCCGGAATGTTGAAGTACATGACCTGACCGGCCCCATGAGCCCCGATGGAGTTCACGTTGTTGTAATCCCCCTGCGGGCTGCCGGTCTCCATTGTCTTGATCGCGGAGCCGAGCGCGCTGAGGCTGACGGTTGACCCATCCGGGGCCTTGGTGAACCCCCACTGCTGGGGCGGAAGCGGCGCGGTGGGTTGGCCGGGCTGCTGTGCCGCAGTGCCTGTCGTGCCAAGGACTGCCCCGGTCAGGCTGTTCGCGGTCCCCATGACCGCGTTCGGATTGGTTGTGGACGCGGTGAACTGAGCCGCTTTCTGCTGGTTCGACAAGACAGAATCGAGTGTGGGGCCAAGGCTTTTGAACTGCAACAGTGCGTTCTTGATCTGCTCCTTGTTGCCGCTGCCAAGGGCTGTGGAAATCCCATTGATCTGGCTGGAAAGGGCTGGAGACATACCCCCCGACGCCACCAATCCCTGAAGCTCCGGGACGAGGGCACCCATGTAGCCTTGGACGACTTTCCCAGCCCCTCCCATCCGCGTTAGAATGTCGTTGAACGCGATGTTATTTGGCATGGCGTCGATGACCGGGAGCATCTGGTCGATCCCCGTCGTGGTCAGGGACTGTAAGGCTTGTCGAGCCGCTGCCGCCGACTGATAGCCGGACACTGCGTTGGCCGAGGTTTGCCCTGTCCCGGAAATCGCTGCCGCCGCATCTGTGGCGATGCGGGGAACCCCGGCAAGGGCTACGGTCGTGTTCGCCTGATCCGGCAGCGGAAGGTTGGCATACTTGAGGGTTTGAGTCATGTTTCTGACAGCCGAGCCGGGTTGGCCGACAAGACCGCCAAATTCGGTTTTGATCGCGTTCGGGTCTTGGCCTGACTGAATGCCAGCCCTGCGCGCCGCCTCGTCCGGGGGAACCCCCTGATAGACCAGGTCGAGAAAAGCCGCGCCAGCCGCAGATTTGGCAGTCCCTGACCCCAGCATGGAAGCATACTGTGCAGCGTAATTCGCGGCGTTTTTTGAGGCGATGCCAGAGGGCATGGTAAGGAACGCGGTCTGCCCCGCAGCCGTCGCCGCGCCCGCGTTGCCATAGGCCGTTTGGACGGTCGGAGCGATCATACCTTGGTCAAGTTGGTTTTTCAGACCAAGGTTGGTGTTCACCAAGCCCTGCTGCTGGGCCAGGAGCGGGTTCATCACCAGCGCCTGCTGGTTGGCAAGGACGCCTTGGGTCTGGGTCGGGTCGCCTGCCGTTGGTCCGTATTGGGCCATGAGGGCTTGGCGCGCGGTAAGCTGGTTTACCGTGTTGAAGTTATCAGCGAAGGCGTTCTGGTTTACCGAAAACTCGACCATGCTGATCAGCTACCCTTTGTTGAGGTGACGTTGCGCTGGTTGTACAGCGTACCTACTGCTTGGCCTAGCGAGTTGAACCCGGACTGAATGCCAGAAGCAGCCGCATTCGCTGCGTTGCCCAGGTTGGCTCCGACCACACCCGCACCTGCTGCGCCGCCATTCGTGCCCGCGCTGCCGATGGTGTTCAGCGTTTGCTGCCCTGCGCCCGACAAGCCTCCAAGCTGGCCGAGGTAGGTGTTGAAGTAGTTTCCTGCGAGGCCTTGCCCATATTGCTGGAGCGATTTGAGTGTTCCGCCGCTGTTGAGCATCCCAGCCGCCGCCGCGTTGCTGTTCACCGCATTCTGCCCCTGCCCAAGCTGGAACAGGTAGCCGGTGCTGCCGAGGTATTTATTGAACGCACCCGTTGCTTGAGGCGTGTTGCCGCCGAGGCCGAGAAGCGCGCTTTGAGCCGAGTTGGCCTCCTGCCCGGTGTTCATCAACTGATTGGCGTAGCCGCTGCCCGCCCCGGTGGTCAGGTAGTTATAGCCGGTCAGTGCAGTCTGCCGGGCCTGATCGGCTGCGTATCGCTGTGCACTGGCTTGCTTGTTCGCGGCGGCGACGCTGCCGATACCCCCAATGAGCCCACCGATAATTCCACCCATCTGCTTCGCTCCATCCGGTAGGACACGCAGTCGCGGCCCGAGGTGTCAACTCTTTCGCCAACGGGGAGGAACCCAAGGGCGCGTGTGACTGCTCGCGCTGCCCGATTGTCGAGAGATACGTCCCCTACGATAGCCGATGCGCCACGAACCGTAAAGGCGAAGTCGAGCGCGGCGCGCAAGAAGCGCATGGCCTTGGCCCCGCGCAGGGCATAGGTCAGCAGGTAGTGGCCCTCATAGACCCCCTCCCCGCGATCCGCGAAAAGAACGCAGCCGCCATTTGCCGAGACCATCACGTTTCCGGGGGACTCAAAGAACCCCGACATGTCCACAGATGCGTAGCCGGGGGCGACGTGGCGCAGCACCTCCGGGCTGTTCGCGATCTCGTTCAGATAGGCGGCTTTGTTGCTCATCTTACCCCCACGCGAGCCAGATCATCTGGTTTAGGAACGAGGCACCGCCGAGGGTAGCCCCCACTGTCGGGGTGAGCAACGCCGTGTTGCTGCAAAGTTCCCATACCCCCGGAATTGGTTGAAGATAGGTGAACGTCGCGAACTTCAGGAGAGGGTTCGTTGTCGCAAGACTATCTGTTCTGGTGATAATCGCGGCGTAGGTCGCGCCAGCCGAAACAGATACCACGCCACCGCCTTCGCCGCTGTTGAACTCCAGCGTGTGTGGGGTCGCGATAGCGCCTTGGGGAGACGGGACATTGCTCGTGCCAAGCTGAGTCACGGCCGTTACGGTCGGGCTGAGGCCGTTGTTCGACAAGGTGGCCAGCCATGCCGAAAAGGTAGCCCCTGCCGTGTAGGAAAAGAACCCAAAGATACCATAGACCTTGAAACTGCGCGTGGGGGTGAAGTGCATCGCGCGCATGGCATAGGCATCACTTGTCACAGAAAAACCGCCGTTCGGCATGTGCGGCGTGGAGTTGATTGCGCTTGCTCCCCCGCCGCCCGCTGGGGTGGACCAAGCCCCCGTGCCGTCAAGATACTGCGTAGCCACGGCGGGGGCTTTTGGAACGAAGCCATGCTTGGCCGCGCTGACGTTGTTGGTCGTGTTGTCGGCGAAAAACAGGTCAGTATCCTTGACCTGTGCGAAAGACGGGCTGGCTGCGCCATTCAGGAACCGGGTTGCATCCGAAGGCGGCGCAAGACCACCCCATGCGACCGAGGTGCGCAGCAGCAGTGATCCCGGTGTGGACGTGACCAGGTCAAGAACCGCGCTGACCGCCGTGCTGGTGGATAGCGCCGGGATCGTGGCGTTGACGTTGATCTGCTCCTGCCACTTGCGCAGAAACTCGGCGGACGGGGTGCCATCCTCGTTTACGATGGGGACGTTGTAGGCGAGGGGTGCCTGTGCCATCAGCCCGGCCCTGCTTGTGCGTCGTCGTAGCCGTCAACGAAAGCGTCCGCGCCGTCGATGCGGATCGGGCCACCGCTGTCGCTCAGTTCAAACACGCGACCGGGCGACATGAAGCTGCCAAGAGACCGGAAGGAAACCTCGGTAGAGTTAGCCCCCTCTGTCAGAGTGACGGAGAAGTAGTCTGACCACGACTGCCCCTGGTCATCGCTGAACCGCAGGTTGATCGTGGCCCCGCTGGTATCGGTCAGCGCGCCAACCGAGGCGATCACGCGCACCGCATCGCAGGAGAGATAGGTGCGCGAACGAGTCGGCAAGCCACCGGTGGCGCAGTGCTGCACGTCTCGGAACCCCTCGTCCAGCAGCGCATCGGGCACAAGCTCCCAGATGAACCCGCTGCCCGAGTCCGCCCCGGCAATCCGGGAGTTGGCGAACTGTGTCCCGTTGCGCATGTTCCAGCCAGTGAATCCGGTTGTCTGGAACTGGCACCATTGCTGAGTGGCGAGGTCGTAGGCGAAGGTTCCCTGGGCTCCAAGGTCGAGGACATAGAACGTGTGGCCGTCGAGCGTGAAGCTCCACGCCCGGCTGCGCGTCTCGGTCGGGACGAAGTCGGCCCAGACAGCCATGATCGCCGCTTGGGAGGGCTTCGGAGAACCGCCGCTGCTGGTGACGTAGGGGGCCATGACCCATGCCTGTGAGGCGTTCACGTCGCGCGACTGCGGGGGCGCATAGGCTACCAGCGCGGCAGCCTGACCCATGTTGAACCCTTTGGCCAGTGGAGGGCTGTAAGGTGCCAGCAGCGCGCTCTGGGAGCCGCGCATGAGGGTGCCGTTCACGTCGGGCGTGTAGACCGTCAGAAGGGCTACCTGCGTGGAGTGAAGATTGCCCATGTCTCACCTCACGATGTGCGGTTGATGCGCAGCATGGCCTGTGTGATGACTGCCGGTGACAGCGGATTGGCCGGGCTATCCGGGTCCACTTCGAACGTGTCGAGATAGACAGTCGGGGCCGTGCTGACCGTGTGGGTTGCGCCGGTGTTGAGGCCACCCAGCCGCCCGCGCAGCGAGTTGACCACGGTCGCCGTGCCCGCGTCGGTTTTCCACATGCGCGTCGCAATGGTCACGCTGTCCACGAGGGTAGCGTTGGACGGCAGGCGCTGGTAGCCAAACTGGCTGTAGGCGGGGATGTCAACGCCGCCGTAGAGGTGTGCACTGTCCCAAGCGGTCGCGGTGCCGGTGCGTGTGGAAGCCAGCGAGTTCCCGACCGTCCCGGCAACGTTGGCTACGACGTTCATGATCGGGCCGGGGTTGGCATAGGCCACCACGTTGTAGTTGGCCACGGTGCCGGTCCCGTAGGTCGTGCCGACGCCAACGCCGCCGTTGATCGCGTTCGTCAGGTTCGCCGCGCAAGCCGTGGTGGTTGCGCCGATCAGCACGTCATAGGCCGAGGCCAGCGTGGTTTTCCACGTGTAGACCGCCGCTGCCACCCCGTCCTTGGTCGCCACGGTCACGGTGTCACCGTTCACCGGGATGCTGGAGAACGAGAGGTTGGCCTGCGCGGCCACGAAGTCGGCGGAGAGGAAAACCTGGTCGTTCGGCGGCACGTTGTCCATCGACTGGAAGTTGTAGGCCCCGTCTGTCACCGCGACCGTGGTTGCTTGGGCTTGCAAGACGCAAAGGTGCACAAACTGCGAGTAGTCCGTGGTCGTCTGGTCATCGAAGGTTAGCCGAAGCGCGACGTTCGACCACAACGGATCAGACCCCGAGCCAATGGGAAGCGCGACAGTCGGCTTGGCGAAGTTCGACGTGTAGCGGCAAGCCCCCAAGGTCCAGCGAATGTCGTCGATCCAGAGATAAGCCGCAGAAACGGAAGTATATCCGCCCGGATCGACACTGCCAAGGTAGCCTTCCTTCTTGGTGTAGCCGTAGGTCATCACGTCGGTGGCAACGGGGCCAAGCTGCTGGCCGTCGACGTAGACCGTGACAACACCGCCGCTGCGGCAAAGCGCGATGTGATACCAGGTGTCGAGAACCGGGGCCCAAGGGTAAGTCCAGATTGTCTGGGCGTTGGCGTAGGTGCCGTCCGGCGAAGCTTTCAGGAACAATTGCCCGTTGTTCAGGCTTTGGCTGCCAAGGGCAAAGAGCCAGTCCCCGGCGGCGTAGGACGAGGTTTGCTGCCACGAGGCGAAGATCGGGTTGAATGCCGTGCCGGATGGGAGCGCGGAGAAGCGCACTTGGCCCTCCAGCGTGTAGTCACTGGCTCCGATCTTGAAGCTGTTCGCGACCCGCTCAGTGCATTCGAGAAAAGCGTATCCCTTCGTGAGGTCCAGAAGTCCAGCGCCGAACTTCTTGATCGGGTGGTTGATCCAGTTCTGGTGCGCCGGGTCGTCCGCGTTGACCATAAGCGTTGCCACGCGACGGTCGCCCGTGATCGCCTTGTTGTAGGTGCCCGTCGTGTCGCGGATAATCAGGTTGCCAAGATACTGCTGGGGCCGGAACACGTTGGCTTCGAACTTGCAGGGGAAGAACCGAAGCTGTGCGGTGGGGTTGATGCTGAGAACACCAAGCCCCGTTGCCGTGATCGCTGCCACCTCGTTGACATTGAGCGTGAACGTCCCGGCTGTGGGAGAGAACTTCATCTCCAGATGATAGGCCTGTTCGGCGACGATAACCGGGCCGCTCGTCTGAGCCAGAATCGAAGTGCCTGCGGCGTCCCGAAGCTGCAAGCCACCAGAGGCGGTCAGAAACAGCCACGCGGCGACGGTGTTGGAGGAATCCGCAAAGCCGACAATGACGGCCTCCTGCGGGGGCAGATAACTGATCGCGTAATACACCGACAGGATGACCGGGTCAGCCGTGACCGGCAGCACACGCCGAAAGCAGGACGAGTTCACATAGCTGCTCTCACCCGAGTTATACGTCGCCGTGCAGCGCGACAGGTAGAGGTCGGTGTCAGCCGGTGCCCAAGGCAGCGTGGAAATTGCAGGCTCGGGCAGCGTCGTGCCGCCGGGGGCGCTGCTTGTGCCAATCTGTGCCCAGACCCCGGATAGCATGGCCGTGCCGACTGCGGTTGGAGTGTTCGGGTAGGAGTAATTCCCAACCGAAGTCGGGCCGAAGCCATAGGTTGCGAAGCCATCCACGACAAGCTGAGCCATTACGGGAACCCTTTTTCTGCGCGGATTTGCCGCCTGATCCGTTCTTCAATACCATGAGTGCTCACGCGCTGCAAACCACCGTACGCCGGGTTCCCGGCGCCGTAGACCACGCCGTCGTTGCCCACCATCAAGACCTGATCCTTGACGTTCACCGCCGTACCCGCGATGACCCCTCGCGCCACGGCGCGCCCGGCAATGGGGCCGACGGGGTTGTTGTTGTCGCCCGTGGCATACCATGTCTCCATCGAGCCCTCACCCAGCACCATCACCACATCTCCAACCGTCACGAGATCAACAACGGGGTCCGGGTTGTTCTCTTTCTCGGCAAAGTCCAAGCCGTCCATGACCACGCTGCCGGGGCGAAGGTAGAACATTTTCTGCGACCCGCTGACTGCGCACATCACGAAGTGGTTGATCGTCGCCAGCGCGCCGATCCCCTCGCCGGTCGGAACGACGATCTGCGCCAAGGTCTCTGTGCCGCCTCCGGTCAACGTCGAAGCACCCCATGCCACGCTGGCCCCAGAGTAGACGCTGGTCGTGATCGCATTGCCCAGCGCCGTGTCGGTAATGGCCGTGATGACAAGCGCCGTGGCCGGGGGACCCCCCGTGACCGTCGCCGTCACCTGGTTGTTGGGGCCGGGCAGTGCGGACGAGAAGTCCACGCCGGGCGTTCCGCCATAGGCCAGCAGGATCGACATGTTCAGAAGCGGGTCAGTGCCGGGGTTGCACAGCCACGGGTGGGCCGCAGAGCCGTCCGGGCTGTTGGTGTTCACCAGCGAGTTCCACGAGTAATACTGGCCGCCGATCTCGATGACCTGGTTCGTGATCGTGCCCGAGCGCGTTAGCGTCCCTGTCGCGTGAGTTCCGCCCGCGTAGTATTGCAGCTTCACGCCATCCGAGAAGAAGATGCGCTCGTAGCCGATGCCCTTGTCCCATGTTGCGTAGGGACGACCGGTGCCTGAGAGTGAGCCGCCGATCTGGAACGCGCTGCCGGTCGTGGCGTTGATCCGCCACAGGTTCGACCCGACAACGGCGAACAGGTCGTCATTGAACAGGCCGGTCTTGCTGTAAAGGCCGCGCGGGGCATCTGTCGGCACAGTACCGGAGGCGTAGCTGAACACCTGCGTTGCTGGCCGGGCGAGCAGCGCGACCTGATTCACGAGGTTCGTCGGGTTCGTCTCCAGAAACCTGTTGATCAGCTTGATCTCCGGCTCTGACGCCGATTGGCGGGCGTAGGCAAAGACCCCAAGCGGCAACGTCGTCACAGTAACCACCCCCACGACGTGCCATAGCTTTGCCAAGAGCCGGGAATGTCAGCACCGCGATACTGCGTGTCAACTTCCTGGTGAAACCGTGCTCGCGCAACAGCCTGCATCCGCTTGATCGCAGCCAAGGTTTCCGGGCTAAGCTGCTTGTTGTAGCGCCCCGCCAGCCTCATCGCCAGAAGGCCGATCCACAGATCGTCCAAGTCCGACATGAACGGGCAGTCATCCGTCAGGGCAAGGGCCTTGAACGTTATCCACTGGCCCAGATCGGCGCGGTAGAGCCACTGCTGCGCCGCTGCGCCATAGGCAATCTGCACTGTGGGCGTCCCGTCGATCAAGCGACCGTTTCCGTCCAGCGTGAGGATGGACCCTGGGGCGCCGTTGTCACCAGCCCCTGAGCCCTGCACGAAAGCCATGCGGCTTCCGTCGTTCGGTTTCTCAGGGAACCAGATCGTGCCCGTCACTGCGCCCCAGACGATCCGCGTGTTCTTCGGCGGGTAAGGGATCACATAGGGCAAGTAAGGGGTTACGCTCACCACCGGAAGCTGCGGGAAGTTTGCCTCCACGATAGCCGTGCGCTGGGGTGCCGGAAAAATCCAGTCCTCCAGTGGCTCACCCATCCCGAACCCGAAGAAGCTCGACATGAGGGAGTTGAGACGGCTCAAAGCTTCTGACTGCTCGTCAGTGGTCGGCTGCTTCCCGGATGGGATGATGTTCCCCTCCCGGTAGGCCTGCTGAATCAGATCACTGACAAGAGTCATCAGGCAAGCTCCATCACCTTTGCGTAGAGCGTCTTGAGGTCGTCGCCCGCGCTGAACGCCGCGCCGTGCAGGGTCAGCGCCGATTGCAGGCTTTCCCGCAGCACTCCGGCCAGCACGTCCGTATCGTCGTTCGGGTCGTAGGGCACTTCACCACTGACCAGTGCGTTGATGATGTCCATGCGGGACATGTCGCTAGCAGGCGCTGGGGCCTTGCTGGAGCGGGTCTGCTTGGGTGGGGCGGCTTGGGGTGCCTCGGGCGCGGTATCGGGCTCCACGGGCGTCTCCGGGGCGCTGGCGGGGGCTGCGTCGCCGGGGTGACTGTTCAGGTAGTCAGGAGAGTCCTTAGACGCGTTCTCAACGAGGATGCACTCCCCGGCGGCGGTCCATTTGAAAGCGGGGTAATCCGACATGGCGTCCCTCATGAAACGACGCCCGCAGCATGTGCCACGGGCGTCAGGTTGGCAAGTCCGATCAGGACTCGGAGCCGGTGATCCGCGTCCCCCACGACTCCTGCGTGATCGCAGCGCCGAACGCGCAGTCCCAGCGGTGGATATGGTTGCCGGTGTTGATGTCCGACTGGCGCCAGTAGCGAATGCTGATGCCGGTATCGGAGTCGGTCGCATAGGCAAAAGTGCCCGAGAAAGGCTTCACCAATGGAAGCGATACCATCGCAATGGCGCTCTTGTGGAACACCAGACGCTGCCGAAGCTTGGCCAAGGGCGACCCGACAAACTGGATGTAGGCGTTGGCGGCGGGCAGCGTGTCCACGGTGCCGTAAGCCGTGTTTGTGTCGGTGCTGACGCCGTCGTTGGTGCCCTGCACGATGATCGCGGGCTTGATCGTCAAAACCGCGTTACCCGCTCCATCCGCAGTCGTCGATGTCAGGACGGTGAACTGCTGAAGGTAGGGCAGCGACTGTGGCAAACGCCCATCCCAAGCGTAACAGCCTTGGATCGTGAACACTTCACCGGCGGAGACAGTCGCACCAGCCCCTAGTGCCGTGACGTTCAGCGTTTGAGTGTTGATCGATTTGACGGCGCGGAAGTTGACGTTCTGGTTTGCACCGGAAATCTGGCCGCCAGTAGACGAGCCGTTGCCCTGTGCCCGCGTTCCGGTGGTGAGAACAGGCAGCTGCTGCGTGGGATACCATCTCATGTCCGAGATCAGCGGGATTCGTACTCGCTCCAGTGCATCCTCGTTGAGTGTCGGCGTGTAGCTTCCCAGCAAGCTGCCACGAATCAGTTCTGCGTCGTCATAGGTCACAACACCGTTGATGTTGCGGTCGTTCATAACGCCGTTGTTCATGAGGCGCGTGTGTGCGCTCATGGACTCGGCAGACGAATGGATCGGGGCCGCCCCGGTTGTCGCGTTCAGACCGCCCGTGCCACCCGTCTTGCCCCCTGCGACCCAGGAGTTGAACTGGAGTGCGAGGCCAGCAAGATAGCCGTCGATCTGGGTGGCAAGGTGCGCCCCTGCCGACATCATCGAAGTGTGCCGCACAAGCTCGTTGACACTGGTAACTGACTCGATGTCACCGAAGTTGATGTGTGTTTTCGCGAACTGATTCACACTCAGCGTGGTCGAGCCCATCACCACGTCCTGAAGGGCGAGGTTCATTGTACCATCGCTCTTGTTCACGAAGCGCGGGGGCTTTTTCACGCTGATGGTGGCACCGTTGAAGTCGGTCACCTGGTTGCGGAATTGTCCGTCAACCAGTCTTCCCATCACGAGGGTGTTCTTCGCCAGGTAGAGCGCCGTGTCCGCGAACACCTGGTCTGTAAGAAGTGCGTTTGCCATTGGTTACTGCCTTTGCTGCCGCATCCGTGCCTCGAACGCTCGAAAGGCATCGGTGTCAGGTTGATCCCCGGTTGATCCCCCAAACCCCCGAGCCCTGATTGGCAGGGGCTCCGGGGCCTTGCTACCGCCGCGCGGCGATGCGGCGGCAGGTTTCTTCACCTCAAGCATCGCCTCTTGGCGGCCAAACCACGCGGCCTGCTGGGCAAGGGGCAAAGAGGCGATGCGATTTGCTTCGGCGGGGTTGCTGCCAAGCGCGTAAACAATATCGGCTCCGTGCTCAGAGCCGAGGATCAAGTCGCCAATCTCCGGGACCATTTTCCACGCTCCCGACTGGAAGCCTTTCACAACGACGTCCTCGAAATCGTCGTACTTCGCTTTCCCGACCCCCACGAGGGCATCGGCCTTGGTATTGGCCTCCTTGATGGCCTCGGCAAGGGTGGCCTCCTGAACAGTGCGGGCCTGCGCCTCGCGCTCGGACATGATCTCCTTGCGGGCGGTATACCGCGCGGCGTCCAAGAGATACCGCGCGTCGATCTCGCCCAGCGGATACTTGGTCGGATCGGGGGCGTCGGGATCAACGACAGGGGCCTGCGGCACAACTTCCTGTGGCTTGCGGGATGCTTCGATCATCCCCTCAAGCTTGGCGAGCCGCTCGCGCAGTTCCCGGTTTTCGGTAGCGCGAGCTTCCTCGACCAGACGGGCGTTGCGAGCCTTGGCGGTCTCTTTTGGCTCGGGTTTCTCTGGTTCAACCGCCTCAGGTTCGTTCGGTTTGGACTCATCCGACGCAGCCTCGGCAGCTTCCACCGGCGGCGCAGCTTGATCGTCGGCCACCTGGGCGGCTTTGCTGCTGCTGTCCTCCGAGTGTATGATCTTGGCAAATTCCTTCGCCATATGAGCGTCCATGACCTCGCCAAAGATCATTTCCGGCGCAGCGGTGGTTTCAGTTACATCAGCCATTCCCAGCCCCCATTTTCAGAACTTCGATGTGGTCCCGCATCTGCCGGGCAACCACTTCCGACGCGGCACTCGCCGCCTTGATCTTCATGTCCGCAGGCGCGAGTTGCGTCTGGGCCTCATAGTGCTGCGCTCGCGCCATATTCAAGGCAGCCTGCGATTGCGCAACCCCAAGCTTACTCTGCGCCATTGCTTCTTGCAACTGCTGCTGTTGCTGTTGCTGTTGTGCCTGTTGCTGCTGGGCAGCGGCGACTTGTGGCGACATCTGCGAGGGGTCGAGAAGTCCGGGGGGCAAGCGCGCTCGCAACCGTTCCGCGATCTGCTTGGCACCGGGCCAGTTCTGCGCTTCGACCACGAGGTCGGCAGCGTCAGCAAACACCTGCGGCATGGCGGTGTACATCTGCGCCATGTTCTCAGCCTGCTCGTCAAGCTTGGTGGCGTAGCTGGGGCCGGTCGTGACTGTGACGGCGTATTTCCCAAGCGTGATATCGATGGAGTTCTGATTGCCCATCGCATTGATGAGCACTGCGTTTGTTTTGGCGTCGTCTCCCACGGTCTTGATGATGCGGGGCGTGTCGTAAGCGATGGGGATCAGGTCGTTGATGACCTTCCCTGCTTCTTCGATAGCGTCGGTGACGTTGTCCATGTAGATCGCTGTCGCAGAATCGCTGACTGCTTGGCGGGCCTTGATCGCAACCCCGCTGACCTCATTCGACGGCATCCCGAGGTTGGCCTCATGGATGTTGGACACGTCCTTGATGTCCTGCGTCGTCAGGTTGGCTTGGGTCAGGAAGGCAGGCTCCATCTGCGCAGGCTCGACGCGGCGTGGCTCTTGCCCAGCGTCGGCGTTCCAGATCAGTAGTGCGTCATCACTCAAATGGCTGTTTCGCCACGCATTCTCCCGTCCTGCGACGGCGTCGGCGGTCGCAGTCCACACAGCGCGCGGGGTCTGCATCAGGCGCTCAGCCAGCACGGATCGGTAGTAGTTATGCAGTCGCTGAGGGTCTTTCAGGAAGCGCACGATGCCATTGCGGTAGACCTGTGCCCCGATCCGCGTTTCCCAGCCGATGGCCCGGAACACTGGGATACGCTTGATCGGAAGGTTGTAGGGGCCTGCGAGAATGTCGGTACCGGAGCAGACATATTTCTGCGCGTAGGGCCGGTTGACCTCGCGCATGAAGGGGCTGCCATCCGGCTTGAGGGCGATGTTCGCCAGCACTGTCGGGTCACCAACGTCGGTGACGTCCACCGTGCTGCCGTCCTGCATCATGGCAAGAACACGCTTTTCCGTCCGCATGACCCAGTATTCCACCACGCGGACCATGCCCTGTGCATACCAGCCCTGCCCCCAAAGCTGGTTGCTCATGGTCGAGTCGGTCATGAGGTCGGAAGGCTGCGCCCACGGGTAAAGCCGGTCGAAGTCTTTCTTGTCGATCATGTCGATCACGAAAGCATGGCGCGCGTCCTGCCCCGTGGGGTCGGTGCAGGCGCGGTCCCAGACGACGGCAAGGTGGTCCATGATCGGTCGGATCATGATCGTTTGATCGAAAACGTCGCTGTCCTCGTACTCCAAGTCAACGCGGAAGTTACCGACCCCGCAGATCACAGCCCCGGCGAGTGCGTTGTTGTAAGCAAATTCTGCCTTGGAGATTTTCTGGATGTTTCGAACCAGATCTTCCCGAAGCTGGGCAATCTGCTGCGTTCCGCCGTTGTCCGGCTCGAACTTGATCGTGGTCTCGTTGAGGCGGCGCATTCCCAGCACCTGGGCAATGAAAGCCGGGATGCGGTTGATAGTCAGAACCGGCTTGAGTGCCCGCTCCCTCTTTGCCCGCATCCTCTGGTCCCACTGATCGCCAGCAGCGAACGCCAAGTCCTCCATCGCGGCGGTGCGGTTAAGCGAGTCAGCCCCGACGTCAAGGGAAAACTCCTCTCGCATCTCCGCCAGGAAATCATGCTCGCTGTCGTAGCCTTCTGGCAGTTTGATCTTGGGTTTGCGGTCTGCCATCATCCCATCCAGCCGTAAGGCCCGTAGTCCGGAGCATAGGCGATCATGTTGCCCGAATAACCTGGATCGTCAAGGGCCCTGTGCTGTGCGGGTTGGCCAGGGGCAGCCTCGTTCCACCCCTTGAAGAACTCCCGGAACGCGAAGGTCAGGGCCACCGCATCACCCAGATCGGGCGACCGGATACCCCGCTTGCGCATGTCCTCCTTGCTCTCCAGCAAAAAGTCGTTGTCCAGCATCGGCTTGCGCTTGGGGGCCGACAGGTCTGCCTGCAACTCGTCGTTGTCGGGAAGTTTTACGGCCACCTCTCCGGAAAGCCACTCCCGCAGCCGATCCCACATCTCAGCGCGCCGGTTACGCGGGCCAGGCCGCTTCGGGTTTGCCAGCTTGGACTCCGACGTGCCGCCGAAGTTCACCCCCCGGACCACCAGGGCCACGGCGGGGCTGACAGACCGCAGCGAGGACACGATGGCAGAGCCGATGCTCCCGGCGTCGATGCACATGCGGTCAGGGTGCTCCTCCTCGATAATGTAGCGCAGCCACGCCACGGCCTCCAGGTGCCCGACCTTGTCGCGGTGCCGGACCCAGAGAACCACGTTGCCGCGCCGTGCCGCTACGGAGAACCGATCTCCCCCATTGGCCGCCGGGTCTACCCCGATGACGAGGGGGCCCGACGGGCTGACCCCCGTGCGCTTGCGGGCGCGCAGCACGTCCAGGGGGGTGATGAACGGCTCGTGGCCCGGTGGGGCCGTCCACGCCTCGTTGACCGTGGCGGGATACTCCCGGCGGAACAGCAAGGGGTCGCGCAGCTCATGGATCTTGCTGCGCCGCCAAGCCATTTGCTCGTTGTCCAGCCCGAACATGGCGGCGTACTCCACCTCGGACAACTCGCCCTCCATGGCCTCGTCCGACAAGTGGAACTCTGGCCCCACGGGTCTCCGATACTCGTCGCTCAACCACCACGGCAGGAACACCGGGATGTAGTCCCCTCGCCCGGCCATGGCGTCCTGATACCGCTCGTAATACTCACCCCCCGCCCCTGCCGACGTGCTCTCGATCAGCACCTCCGTGCCGGGCATGAGGGGAACACCCTGCACCGAGGCGGCGAAGTGCTCGGCGGCATTGGGCCAGAAGGCGGCCTCGGAGGCATGGAACAGGGACGTCGCGCGGCCCCGGCCCCCGGCTTTTGCGCCCGCCGTGGCAACCACATAGCTGCTGTCAAGCAGGCTGAACTCAAGCTCCTTGGCGTTGGACGCCCCGACCCTCGGCGCAATCGGGTTGTTTCGCTGGAACCGATCCACGATCCCGAACAGGTTGTCGGACGCGGATTGCTCATGGGCCAGGATGTAGACGTTGACCCCCTTGTTCATCGCGGCGCGATTGTAGAACCGTGCCGCCGTGTAAGTGCTGATCCCCTGCTGCCGCCCCTTGAGAATGATCGCCCGGACGAACCCGGTGCGCGCGCGCTGGGCCTCAAGGGCCTCGTGGAGCACGAGCTGGGCGCGGTTCAGGATCAGTGGTGCAGTGCTGGCATCCTTCTGCCTGACCTTGAGGCAGGTCCGCGCAAAAAGGCTCAGATCGCCGCGCATCGCAGCCACGAACTGTGCGGGGTCAGAGAAGGATTTTGGGCTGGTATTGGTCATTGTGGCGTCCGCACGGCAAGGGCTTGGGGCTTCGTTCCGGCGACCGGGGAGGACGGCTCGGATATGCGCACGGACGCCACCTCACAAGTGCCCTGCTGATTTCAGCTTGTCAAGCCTCGTCGTCATCTTTGGTATCCTCGCCCCAAGAGGCTGCGGCGTTGATGACACGGGCGCTGTCCCCGGCGTCAAGTCGGGAAAGGATCGCCTCCACGGACTCCGAAGCATGTATCTCCGTGGTGCTGGACTTGCTTGCCCCCCGCGCCCACAGCCTGAAAAATTCCTTGTAGTTGTCGTCGTTTTCCTCGATCCAGTCCTTGGCGCGCTCGGCACCCCCGGTGGCCTGAAACAGGTAATCCATGGTATTCATCCGCATTCTGGCGGAGACGAACGGCATCATGTCAAAGGAGGATGGCTGGGGAGCTTGCGTGAGCATGGACGTGCCCTGGAACGGATACAGGCCATAAGTGGGCCCATCTTTGGCTTGCAGATCGCTCAGCGTCTCGATTTCCTTTGTCCCTGGTCGTGCATGGAGTGAACCGCCTGCTCGATCCCGGTCAAGCCCGATGTCGCTGGCATCCTCCGCGTCGTCTGGGTGGGCGGCGTGGGCAAGGCGCTCCCAGCCTGCGGCGGCATGGAGGGGTAGGGCTGCATGGCTGGGGGCGAGGTCGCTGTCATCGGGGCAGCCACGGGCTTGGGCGTGATCGCGAACGGCGGGGTTCCGGGTCGGGGCATTGCCCGCTCCAGCGGTCCCATCGGGGCTTTGTTTGTCGGGTTCTTGTCGGTCATGCATCGCGTCCTCTTTGGCGCATGGTGCCATGCTTTCCGTCGGTGTCAAGGCCTTTTTGGTAATGGGGTTACAAGGGGTCTGGGAAAATTGGGATTCGTTGGGATTTGGTCCATACGGAACCGAACCCCAAGTCTATCGAAGGTCACCCCCCAGCCCCGGCACCCTGATAACATTGTTGCAACAATGCAAGATTTACCTTGACAGCCTAGACGGCGTTGTATAGCCGCGCCCACCCTTGATTCGCGGGGCCCGGGGCCTGGACATCTGGTCGGGCTTGGTGGGATTTGCTGCCCGATCGCGCGCGGGCCACCAACGCGGGCCGTGGAGCGGGGTAACGTGGTCGCGGGGTATCTGAGAGGGGCCGGTGATGGAGGAGGGCTGCCAGCTGGGTGCTGATAGGCTGTGGAGAGCGATATGTTCGGCTGGATATATCGGGGGCTGAGCTGGTGGGGGCTATATAGGTCATATATACTGACCTAAGCACAACTCTCTCCGCGCACGTAACAGCCGCACACATGATCTGTTAGTCAAATTTATTGATATTATATATATATATCTTATAGTAATACAAAATAATATATTATCAATAAATCTGAGCAACAGTACGCGCGCGCAGCTGCGCGCCTGCGCGCCCGCGTACGCGTAGGAGGAAGAAAGCTAACAAAATCAAACACTTATAATTATTTACAATTTAGTTTACAACCCCCTACCAAACGCGACGCCAAAGACCCCCTCCAAGGTAGCAATGTGATAAACAAAATTGTATCACTAAATGTTACAAGGTAAGAGTAAGTATTGCGCCCCTCCCCACTCCGTGTATACCTGCCCTGATAAAACGCAACCGTGGAGCAAATTATGACCACCAACGACGCGACCGACCTGACCAAAGCAGAAGCCTACGCCGCCTTCGAGGCCACCGACACTGCTTGGCAAGCGGAACTCACACGCGTGTTTGGCAAAGACGCCTATGTGGCTCGGTATCTCAAAGATGGGCGTGGAACATTTGAAGACGCACTCGGGGTGGCTTTTCTTGCCCGCGACAAGGCGCGCCTGATCGCAGAGCAATTCATCGGGCAGCAAGGATGACGAAGATGCTGACCATCTGTGCCCCTTCCGCCCTTGCCTGCCACCTTCACACAGCCACTGCGGCTATGAGCGGCCCCGCGCTGCCCTCCGCTGCCATACTGTCTGCCCTCGCCATTGCCTTCACACTCTCAACCCTCTGGAGCAAATCATGACCCCCAACGACTGGGCTATCCTCGCCAAATACGGAGTCACCCCTGACAACCTCGATGTAGGGGGAGATCTCGGTCTATCCTATTGCGCCAGCCTGCCCGAGGGGATCAGCATGGGTGGCTCGATACAGTTCCCCTATTGCGCCGACCTTACCAGCCTGCCCAAGGGGCTCAGAGTGGGTGGCTCGCTCTACCTCTACGGCTGCGCCGACCTTACCAGCCTGCCCAAGGGGCTCAGAGTGGGGGGCTTCCTCGATCTATCCTATTGCTCCGGTCTGACCAGCCTGCCAGAGGGGCTCAGAGTGGGAGGCTCGCTCTGGCTAAACGGCTGCACCGGGCTGACCGGCCTGCCAGAGGGGCTGCACGTGGGTGGCGCGCTCTACCTCTCCGGATGCACCGGTCTTACCAGTCTGCCAGAGGGGCTCAGAGTGCGTGGCTCGCTCTGGCTCAACGGCTGCACCGGTCTCACCAGCCTGCCAGAGGGGCTCAGAGTGGGCAGATCGCTCAACCTATTCGGCTGTACCGGTCTGACCAGCCTGCCCGAGGGGCTCAGAGTGGGGGGCGCGCTCAACCTACTCCGCTGCACCGGCCTGACCAGCCTGCCCAAGGAGATGAGCGTGGGCGGGCGTACCCTCGGCGCTGACCACTTGAGATGGAGCAAATCATGACCACCAACGACTGGTCTATCCTCGCCAAGTATGGAGTCACCCCGGATAGCCTCGACGTGGAGGGCTCGCTATGGCTCTTCGGCTGCCCCAGCCTGACCAGTCAGCCGGACAACCTCAGCGTTGGCGGAAAAATTTAAGGCCCTAACCACCTTACCAGGAGCAAATCATGACCACCTGCAACGCGACCGACCTGACCAAAGCCCTGCGTCTCCTCAAGCCGCTGATCTGGGCCAAGGGGTCAATCCCGATCCTGAAATGTGTCCACTTGTCTGCGCAGGACGGGCACCTGTCCATCACCGCAACCGACCTTGATGCCGAGATGACCACGACCATTGAGGCATCCGGCGATCTGTCGCCCTGCGTTCTCCCCCATGCTGACCTCATGGCAGTCCTCAAGGGGGTCAAGGGAAACGTCACACTGGCCGAGGATGGAGCCTTTACCGCTGAGGGCACTACGGCTCAGCTGACGCCTCTGTCAGTGGAGGACTGGCCCTCCATGTTCATGGGCAAGGAAACTGCACCCGCAGCGACGTGGCCTTGCGACGGCGCGGTGTTCCGTTCAGCACTGGAGCTTGCCTCTCGCGCCATGTCGAGCGAGGAAACACGCTATTACCTGCGAGGCGTGTTCTTCGACCCTCCGCGCCCCGGCTGCCCTGCACGCATGGTTGCGACGGATGGGCATGTCCTGGCCTACCATGCCCTGCCAGAGGACTACCCGGACACCGCCCCCGAATCTATCCTCCCAAGGGAAAGCGTGGCTCTTGCTCTGGCCGCAATCCCGGCCAAGGGTGTTCCACCCGTACACGTCCAGTTTTACCCCAGCCGCATGACGATCACCTGCGGCGAGGCTGTCATCCGATCCAAGCTGATCGACGGAACTTTCCCAGACTACCGCCGCGTCGTCCCAGCCCAAGACAACGCCATGCATATAGACCTGGCAGCTGGAGATGTGCAGAGGATCAAGATCCTTGCTACCAGGGATCAGGCGCGCGTCATCATCGACCCTGCCAACGGCACGGCGACACATACACTCCGGACCCTCGCCCTGATCCCCGGCACCGGACAGCCCTTCGGCGTCAGCGGCATTCTTCTGCACCGCCTGCTGGGCTCCGAGGACGCTACCTTGTCCAACAACGATAAGCGAGGCGATCCGATCCGCGTAACCTGGCCGCATCGGCCAGAGGCTCTGGGCGTCATCATGTCCATGACGATTTGAGGAGGAAATCATGACCAGAGAGGAAATCTTTGACAAGGCAATCCTTGGCCTCATGGCGCAAGGAAAGCTGGGGAGGCGCGGCAAGTTCTGGAACTCCTACACCGACGGCTGCGCGATCGGTCAGTTGATGGCAGAGGAGCAGCGCATCAAGTATGACGAAGCCAGGTGCGCCTTTGTTGAAAATATCGTTCGGGACTTCCCTAATGATAAGCTGGCGCTGGAACTAGCCCCAGAAACTGAATTCTGCGCCGAGCTGCAATTTGCACATGACGTCGCAGATGACCTTTGTGACTTCATCAAGCAGGCCAAGCAACTTGCCACGAAGTACAACCTCACGTTTCCTGGAGAACTGAAATGACCGAGAAGAAGTACAAGACCGTGCTGTGTGGTAACGAAGCCAAGCTCTTGGACGGCAACATGGGCGGCGATCTTCCACTTCTGTGGAAAGTGAACAATGGCAATAATTGGATCACCATGCAGACCGACCGCGATTTTACGTATTACGGTGTACCTTATATCGTCGAGGTCCGCGAGCCCCGAACGCGATGGATAAACGAGTATCCAACTGGTCTTTCACAAGTTAATTATGATTCTAAAGAAGAGGCTGATTTGTCAGCAACATCTAACCGCATCGCCTGTCATGCCTTTCAGATGGTGGTGAAATGACCACCTGCGACGTCTCACCGGTCCTCGCCCTCGCCGCGGAACTTGTCCTCATCGTTGTCCTCGTCATCGTGATCATCTGGAGCAAATCATGACCCCTGACGACTGGGCCCTCCTCGCCAAATACGGAGTCACCCCTGATAATCTCATCGTTGGCGGCGATCTCATCCTCTCCTGCTGCACCAGCGTTACCAGTTTGCCTGAGGGTCTGCACGTTGGCGGATCACTATGGCTCTACGACTGCACCGGCCTTACCAGCCTGCCCGAGGGGCTGCACGTGGGTGGCTCGCTCGACCTATCCAACTGCACCGGCCTCACTCACCTGCCCGAGGGGCTGCACGTGGGTGGTTATCTCGACCTCACCGGCTGCACCGGCCTGACCAGCCTACCCAAGGGGCTCAGCGTGGATGGCTCACTATCGCTTACCGGCTGCACCGGACTTACCAGCCTGCCCGAGGGGTTCAGAGTGGCTCGCTCGCTCGACCTCACCGGCTGCACCGGCCTGACTAGCCTGCCCAAGGGGCTCAGCGTGGATGGCTCACTATCGCTTACCGGCTGCACCGGCCTCACCAGCCTGCCCGAGGGGTTCCTCGTGTGGGGTGATCTCTGGCTCACCGGCTGCACCAGCCTGACCAGCCTACCGGACAACCTCCGCGTGGGCGGGTACACCTATGCCCCTGACCACCTTATTAGGAGCGAAACATGACCACCAACGACTGGGCTATCCTTGCCAAATACGGAGTCATCCCTGATAATCTCAGCGTTGACGGCGATCTCGACTTCTCCGGCTGCACCAGCATTACCAGCCTGCCAGAGGGGCTCAGAGTGGGCGGCTCGTTCTGGCTCACCTGCTGCACCGGCCTGACCGGCCTGCCCGAGGGGCTGCGCGTTGGCGGCGATCTCGATCTATCCGACTGCACCGGCCTAACCAGCCTGCCCGATGGGCTCAGCGTTAGCGGCGATCTCGACCTATCCGGCTGCACCGGCCTGACCAGCCTGCCCGATGGGCTCAGCGTTAGCGGCGATCTCTGGCTCACCGGCTGCACCGGCCTGACCAGCCTGCCCAAGGGGCTGCGCGTTGGCGGCGATCTCGGTCTATCCTATTGCACCGGCCTGACTAGCCTACCCGAGGGTCTGCATGTGGGGGGCTCACTATCGCTTATCAGCTGCACCGGCCTGACCAGCCTACCCGAGGGACTCAGAGTGGGCGGCTCACTCTATCTAGTCCGCTGCACCGGCCTCACCCGCCTGCCCGAGGGGCTGCGCGTGGGTGGCTCGCTCTGGCTCACTGACTGCGCCAGCCTAACCAGGCTGCCCGAGGGTCTCAGAGTGGGTGGCTACCTCGACCTCTTAGGCTGCACCAGCCTGACCCGCCTGCCCGAGGGGCTCAGCGTGAGCGGTGATATCAGTCTATCCTATTGCACCGGCCTGACCAGCCTGCCCGAGGGGTTCAGAGTGGCTCGCTCGCTCCGGCTCACCGGCTGCACCGGCCTCACCAGGCTGCCCAAGGGGCTGCGCGTTGGTGGTGATCTAGCCCTCTCCGGCTGCACCGGCCTCACCAGCCTGCCCGAGGGGCTCAGAGTAGGCGGGCGTATCCTCGGCGCTGACCACCTGACATGGAGGCGACCAGCATGACAACACCTGAGCGCATCGGGCTCCACCTCCTCCTGGGGGTCATCATCCCGCCCTATGGGCTGCTTCTTGGCATGGTCGCGCCGTTCATGCTTCTAGCGGCCTATGACAAATGGGCTGAGGCCCACAATGACAGAAGAGCAAAGGAGAAAGCCAATGCCGGACATTGACACCGCCGCCGCCCGCCTCTTGCCCCCCATAGCCGCCGCCGCCGAGAAGCTGGCACAGAACTACCGTGGCGGACACGCTGCCGCCTATCACGCGATCCTGCATCGCCTCGCCAAGCTGGGGCCTGAGCGCTTGTCTGATGGCCGCGCCGCCACATGGCACTGTCGGCTGCGCCTGTATGATCTAGCCAAGAGCCCCACATCCCCCGAGGCAGATACAGACAGCGGGGCTGATGACACAAATCCCGGCCACACAATCCTCAGGGGCTTCGGGGCGATCAGCACAGGGGCCGCCAGCTTGATCAAGGAGTGGCATGGCCGTATGCCGGAATCCCTTGACACCGCAGACCTGCGTCGGCGTATTGAGAACTTGCGGCCTACGCTGAGCCGCAGGGGAGGCATTGTCGCCGCCCGCCTTCCCTACACCGCGCCCGATGGGTCGGCATGGCTGGCGCGGATCGACATCTGCCGTGCGGATTAGGGGCTTTCATGGACTTGGCGACTGAGCAGTTGGCACGTTGGGGGATCACCCCGGCACAAGCGACAGAGGCAGCACTCTTCCCGGTGGATCATGCCTCCGAGGTGTACCGGGAAATGCCAGACTTCCCAGCAATCGTGATTCCCTACTTCGATGCCAATGGAGCGCAGGTCACATTCAAGCGCGACGGTCATCCGGTGCCCTACGCGCGCCTGCGCCTGCTGGGAGAGCCCCCAAAGTCCACATGGGTAAAGCGCCGCCCGCTGCGCTACCTCCAGCCCAAGGACACACCTGTGTTGCCCTACTACTGGCCCGGTGCTCCGTGGTCACAGATCATGACGGACGCCACAACGCCGCTTCTGATCACAGAGGGCGAAGCCAAGGCCATTCGGGGCTGCATCGCAGGGTTCTCGGTCTTGGCACTGGGCGGCGTCTACAACTTCACAACCCCCTCGGGCGCGCTCATACCGGCACTGGCCGAGGCGGTCTGGGAGGGCCGGGACACCTACATTGTCTATGACTCCGACGCGGCGACGAACCCCCAGGTGATGGCAGCTGAGGCGCGCCTGATCGACCATTTGCAGCGTGAGCGCGGGGCGCGCTGCCGCATCGTGCGTCTGCCCCCTGGGCCGGATGGCTCAAAGGTGGGGTTGGACGACTTCATCAACACGCGGGGCGCGGGGGCACTGGAGCAACTGCTGGAGGGAGCGCCGCTCCTCGGCGCACTGGGCCGCAAGATATTGGGCCTCAACCAGCATATCGCATGGATTCGCCGCGAAGGGCTGGTGTATGACATCAAGGCTCGCCTGTTCATGACCAAGGACAACCTCGTATCAGGAGAGTCCTATTCGAGCCTCAAGCACTGGGTCGCTGGAGCGAGCGAGCGCAGCGTGGGGAAGGAAATCAGTGTCGCTAAGGAGTGGCTGACAAGCCCCGGCGCGCAGAGATACGACGAGGTTCTTTTCCGGCCCGGCCAAGGTCCTGTGATCCAGGGGGAGGACGGCGCACAGGCGCTCAACCTGTTCACCGGGTTCCAAGCTATACCTGGCGACGTGAGCCCATTCCTGCGGCTCTCGGAGTATCTGTTCAGCGGCTTGCCACCGTCGCTCCGCGATCTGCCGATCAAGCTGATGGCCTACAAGGCACAGCACCCGCAGATCAAGATTCCGCTGG